TTTTCAACCAAGCCTGGCATGCCTAGAGCTGGTCCGGTGTCTGACAGGTCAGGTAACAAGCCTAAGATATCGGGCAACATGGTCAGCGATTACATAGTAGGTAACTTACCTAACAGGAGAGACTCTATCATCCGCGCCATGTCTCAGATGATCATTGCCACTGTATCAGACAAAATAGAGACTAATAAGTATCCTCTCAAGACCCGTGTCATTACAGGCCTGTGCGGTGAAGCAAGAAGACTAATGGCTGAATATGAAGCAAATGTAGGGAAAGCTCTTGCAATGGTCCCTGGCTTCATGATGGGTGCAGATCCTGGGGAGATAAGAAGGACAATGTACAGCGCTATGAAACAGAACCTTAGCTTAGAAGAAACTATGCTATTCATATCGTTAGATCTGTCATCGTGGTCAACTGGGATGCACTGGGACATACAAGAGTGGACGAACGATGTGCTGAAAGATGCGTTCGACGGCGCAGACGACATGTTCGATGCTATCAACAACTGTACTAGGGGATCCTATATGATCAGATCTGAGCATGACATCAAGCTCCCTTTTCGTAACAATGCAGGTGCTAATTACGAAGGTGTTGACGGCAAGCGCAATACGTTTATGCACTGTGTGTTGTGGTACCTAGCAAGAATGGAGGCTTTTGAGTTGGGTCTGGAAGGTACAATGAAAGCTATGTTGTTCATCGATGACGGTGCGGCTGCCCTGAAAGTGGATAGATGCGATCTTGTCAAGAGTGCCAGTATACTAAGGAGGGCTATGGTTAGCGTGTATGTGAGATATGGTTTCAAGCTTAGCATGCTCAAGTCAGTCGTATCTGAAACCTACGTCCAATTCCTCAATGAGATTTACACGCATGGGGTTCACGTCGGATACGGATTCAGAGCTTTGTGTCACACTGGTTCTCAAACTTTCCCAGAGGTTGCAACTGTAGCAGAGGAATTAGCTGTAATAACCAGTGGCATCAGGGGATCGGCAGTGTCTGGAGGTAATCCTGTTAGATTGCTACTAGGCATGAACTTCATACTTCAACTCTACACACGCGGTGTCATTGGTCATAAAGGCAGCAGCATACACACTGAACACACATACCTCAACGCGCTTGTCTTGAATGTCCCCACTAATGCCGGAGGTTTTGGCATACCTAATTACACCCAGCTGTTTAGCAACCTGGCCGGACATAATGAAGTGGAGAAATTGCATAGAGTGAAGTTTCTGTACAGGAGTCTTAAGAGATCTAACAGGAATGAGGTCGAAATGAATGCACTGCAGAACTACATGATCGCTAAACTGAGGGCTATTGGCACTCGGCGCAAGGGGGCTGTGCCTACGAGAATCACTGTTAGCCATCCTTCTAGTGTGATATTGGGCAGTAAGAATAGGTCTGAATTAATAGTAGGGACAGCACTAGGGTTAGCGACTCATCCAGAAGCAAAGATGATATTGGGAGAATATCTGATCGACGTGGATGATAAAGACTCGTTTGCAAAGGTGTTCCTCACGGGTATGAAAGGTGTAAAGGCTAAGTTGCCTATAGCATTGTTGGATAAAGTTCTTGCCACCGATCCTGGCAAAGCCTTAACTGGCTTAGTGGACAAAATTGCCAGCAGTGTTATGGTCAAGGAGTTTTTGGACAGGAGAACCCGCGAACAGCTCAATAGATCTTACTATAGTTCGGCCAGGAAAGTTGTCAGGGACATGGGTCTAGCACTTGGGTATGCAAGAACCGCTTAGGTCGCACAATATCCCACCAACTCCAATGATAAATACACAGAATAGAAATCAAATAAGTATAATATTAATAATAATAATAATAATTTTCCCTCACACAATTAAAGCGCCAGCATTTCAGGCTTTGATAGTGTGAGGGTTTTTAATAAAATGCGAGGAATATGATTTTTGTAGCTTCTTGTTGG